GATTCCATTAAATAAGTTACTTTAGCAGATTCACCGAATCTTCCAGTTCTCCAGTTTAATTGTTTCTTAGATCCCCCCTTACCCATATTTTGTCTAATCTTATTTGTAAGTTTATTATTAATTACATTAATTACATCATGCATACTACCAGAAGAACCTGCTTCTGTATCAGGTATATTTTTTCTATTTACTATAGTATTAAAATCTAACCTTCTTGATGATATATTTTTCTGTACAGTACCTTTGAGCTTATATAATCTTTTTCTAATACTACTATTTTTTCTAGGTTTTATCCCCTTCACCCATAATTTAATTAAATCTTTCTTTAAAGTATCTAATATAGATAAAGAGCCTGCTCCCGTGATAAGAATGTGAGCATGTTTTATAAGATTATTTCTTTGTTTTGTTAAACTTCTTCCACCCTTGGCACCAGTATAGTTATTAAGAGCATCAGATTCTAAACCAAATATGGCAATATCAACTTCACCAGTGACACCCTTTACCATATTATATATTACTTTATTAAAATTTAGAACTGCATCAAACTTATGTATCATATTCATATGACCTTCTGTTTCAGCTCTAATCCCCCTCCCCCTAAGTTCTACAATATTTCTTTGTGCTTCTTCTAATGCATTTAAGTTTCTTCTGCTTTCTTCAACTTGTCTCCCCCTAAAATGACCAAGAGCCGCACCTGCTCCCGCTAAAGGAACTCTTTGTCCTGCTTTCCACCCTTTTGAAGGGGTTGACTTTTTCGGATCACTTAAAGGAGCTTGACCAAGTACTTTCTTTCTTGCTGCCCCTGGATCAGCTATATCATCTACATCAATATCTAATCCTGCAATTAATAAACCCAATATACGTTTTGTTGACCCTGCTTTACTATTCTCTACTAGATCGGCTCTGATAGGTGCCATAACATACTGCTGAAAAATATCAAAAGCAGTTTTATTAATGTCGCTTACTTTAGTTAAAACATAAATATATTGTCGTCCGCGATCCATACGTCTAACACGTAACTGTGGTGTTTTAGCTAATTGAGCATCTAATATTTGTAAAAATCTTTTTAGTAATTTTTCAGATACTCCTTTTGGATTTTTAACTACAGGACTACTAAGTAAGGCATCTTTTATATCTTGATCTTCTGAAGCATTAGCTATTCGTACTAATTCATCTCTGTGATACTTAATTAATGTAGAAAATTGAAATCTATTTACAACAAATACTTGAATCCAATCGTTCATTTCTTCACGAATATCATCTTTATATATTTCAGCAATTCTTCTTAAAAACCCTTTAATACTAGTTATAGCCATTAGGGACTATACCTATATAAATCCAAAATTCTTCGTATGTGTGGTGGAAAACTATTAGCCGAATAAGGTATTGGATTATCTAAAGTAGCACCTAGCATACTTTTAGTGGGAATATTTTCACCGGATTCATAGTAGTGTACTAAATCAATGACACATAATTTTAAATCTTCTGGTATAGTATCCTCAGTATATCCCGCAGTATAAGTTATTTCTAAACTTCTATAAGGTAAGTTATAAGAAGTTATAAAATTATTTATAACTTGTTGAGTAAATACTGAACCTTCTTCCAAATCTACAAAGTACCCTCCAGCAGTTGAATCGGCTTCTGTTAAAGTATCTTGATTTATTCCACCATCCGCAGAAGTCTTTACAGATTCAACAGATAAAACCGGAAATTCTTTTAAATAAACTTTATTAGTTTGTCCATCAAACCATTCCACTCTAGCATTAGCTACAGCTGAATAGGCAATAAATTGTCTATTACAATAATTTTCTATAAGTGCACTACATTGAGTAATGAGAGTTTGGATTTTTCCATCTCTTTCAGTACTATTAATGTTTTTTGCTTCTTTGTAACAATCTAAATTTATTAGGTCCGTCATAATATTCCTACACAGTAAAGAGTGGGGGAAATTCCCCCACTCTTTTAACAATATAAACCGTATCGATTATGATGCGATTTGTAGATTAACTGTTGCTTGTCCAGTGATAATATCATTGAACGCAAATCTACGACTAGAAACGATGACACGTTTTTGGTTGATTACATCGCGATCAGCTTCAGTCATGATGCCCCGTAGTTCGCCTCTAATGAAGTTACTAGGTTTAACCATGATACCTAAAGTTGTTCCAGCTGTACCAGCTGTGATAGCTGTATTGTCAAACATTTGTGAAACAAGGACCTTAACTCCGAAGATGCTTCCAACTTCGCCTGTATGAACAGTAGCTTTAGGACCATATGTGTTAACTGTTTTAAAGTCATCTAAAGTCATTAAGCCGTAGTAAAGATCATGTGATACTAAGAATGTAAGAGCACCAGAATCTAGACCGTAAAGTCTTAGATTTCTACGTAATGTTGCTACTACATCTTCTGTTAGGTTAGCTTCCCAACCTATACCACCAGCAATTTCTACGTCAGTAGTTAGTGCACCGCGTCCTTCAAGACCCAGGATAGGATCATAGGATACAGTTGTTAGTACACCACCGCCACGTAAGAAGGCTAGATCAGATGTGCGTGCCATTCTACGAGTGACAGCTTCACTGATGATCGATGCTAATGCAACGATACTATCTTCTTCTTCTTCATAACCGATGTATTCGCGTGTTGCAAGTTTGTAAGCAATCAACACTTGTTCATCGATTTCGTGTTCTACTGATGCGCCAGTTGAGGTGTTAAGACCAGTACCAGTTTCATCTGATGGGTTGCGACTTGAACGGTACGCATTACTATGTACCCAAGTTGCATCGCCAGCTTCTGGATTGATAGGCATGTTAAGTGTAGGAGTATTCATTGGAATACTTGAGAATAGAGGTTCTACAACTAATTGTTCTCTTAGTGCATTTTGTACGCGAGTACTATACTCATCTTCCCATTCGCCTGTTACGCCTGAATCCCAGTGTTCCATGTTAGATTTCTTAACAAGTTCTTTGAACGTTTTAGTTTCGGCAATACTGCAACCGTAAACTTTAGACGCATACATCATACCATCTTTCATATAAGTAGGAATATCATCAAATGGCTTTTCATCGCCCTTCACATATTTCATCTTATTTTCTTTCTCAGCGGCAAGCGTTTTTTCAAGTTCACCGTTGTCATGTTGCTCTTTAAGAGCCTCTCTAATGCCGTCTAGAGATTCAGACATAAGTTTGTCTTTATCGTCTAGTTCTTTACGTAAGTCTTTAAGAATACGTTCAGCGGCTGTTGTAGCAGTAGCTTCGACTTTAGAAGCTGCTAACTTAGCTGCTTCTTCTGCTTTTTCACGTTCTACTTCTTCGGCTTTTAGGTCACCCTTAACCATTGAAGTAATTTCTCGTGCTAGAGCAGTAACGTCGATAGGATTGTCTACCTTGTCCTTGGTTTTATCTACCATTAAAGTCTCCTCACTTTTGATAAATTGATTTCTAAACTCTTTGTAATCTTCAGGATTAGAAAAGTTTTTTTCTATACTGAAAAGTGCATTTTGATTAGCAGGTATAGAAACTACACTAACCTCAAAGAGTTCTAACTCTTTGATCATAAAGATCCCAGATTTAGGATCGAAGTCAGCATCTTTAATCATAAACCCTACACTAAAGGCGGAAAGGATTCCCTCTTTAATTAAGCTTATAATATTACTTGCTAATTTGCTAATTTTAGCCGTTATTTTTAATCCATTATCGACAGCTTCATGATCTATAGTTTTGCCGATTGGTTGTGCTGGATCGTGAAAAGCCAAGACAATTGGATTTTTTAAATAGTTAGCCAAAGCACCCTTTTTCTTCCAAGCATCTGATGCAATAATATCGCCGGAACGATCTTCATCATTAGTACTGGCAAGACCTGAGATGGTAAGTTCTTCTTCGCCTTCCTGTACTTCTTTAGTTGTAAAGGGCACACAGAGATTTAGAACTTTGTCTTTAGTTAGCATATATTTTTTCCTCGATTATAATTAATCGTCCTCATCACTAGTAGGTGCGGGCGGTTTCTCCTCATCTTCATCTTCTGGAGGTGCCCCACCTTGTGATGGATCTACTGCGCTACCAGCGATATTAGCTGGAATTCTTAATTCATCAGCTTCCTTATCTTTTACTGGCTCAAGTCTTAACTCGACGCGCGCTTCGTTGGGGGTCATAATTCCCCCATTTACTAATCCTGTAAAATACTGTCCCGCTTCCTTCAGTTCTGGTCGTAAAGCTCTCACCTTAACCACATCCGGTTCCATATCATAAGCGAAAAATCGCTCATATGAACTCATAAGTTTAGAAACAAGCGGTAGAACTGTCATTTCGTAAAATAGCTGTATATTAGGTCTTAAATTTGCATTGTTGCCAGAATTTAATAGTACTGGCGGTACTCCTAATGCTTTTAAAATTTTAGTTTCATTAGTCTCAACAGATTTCTCAAATTCTAATTCACTAAATTTAGCGTTACTAAGAGGATTAACTTTTAAGTCCCCATCCAAAATCATAGGACTACGTCCGCCGTCTTTTGGGTTGTATCTTTGACGCCACATTTGTAGCATCTTTTCTTTAATCTTTGCACCTAAAATATTAGGTGTTGAAATAATTAAACCTGGTATAGCTCCATTATCAAAAAAGTTCTCTTGAAAATCTAGCATACTCCTTAATATTGATATGCTCCCCTTGGTGCAATATAATCTTGATCTTCCTTCATACTGAGATTCTGCATTATTATCCTTAGTATGTATAATCTCATGTACTTCAAATCTTATGTTTTTTTCAAACATATAATGACTTACTTTATTCTTACTATGAGTAACAATTTCCATCAACTTAGAAGGTAGATAAAATAAACTAGTACCATCCCAATATTGATAACAGTTACCTGTTAAAAGAAGATCCATTACTAATTCACTTCTGAAAGTATTTACATCTTCATTGTTATTTGGACGAAAATTTAATATAGTAGCTAAAGTTTTTTGTCTATGTTTAGGTCCTTGATGAATAGGTTTAATTGGTAACGTATTTGTAATGTTTACATCAATTTCAACACATGAGTTAATAATCATGTCTACGCCACGTCTTACTACTTCTATAGCATCGTAACTTCTTTCAAAATAAAATCTATTTCGTGAACTTTCACGAGTTTTACCTTCTATTCGTTGGATTGAAGGCTGTCCCCTATGCTTGTACACCCACTGCAAGTATTTTATATAATTCATATATTAGTGAATAGGCTCTACAATTTTTAATTTGCCTAGATAACCTATTATATCTCCTTCATCATCTATCATTTTGTAACTAGTGCCGCTGACAGGTATTACTTTGCCAGAGGGAGTTTCAAACCTAAAATTTATACTAAGTTCTCTATCCTCGTCCACCGAATCATACCAGGATTCTGTAACACGTTCTCTGTCGTCTGGGTGTACACAGTTTTGCCAACCATGTCCCAAAACCTCAGAGGGATCACGTTCTACCATTCTAGTATATGTTCGATTTACGCGAGTACAGAGTCCTTCTGTATCGGTTTCGAAGTGAGCTTCGTTTACATCTGCAAAGTGTGCTCGTAATCTCTCACCTACTAATGTAAGGCGAGTGTCTATTTTATCAATTTTATCTTTAATAGAAGTTCCACCATTTGGTATCATTTCTTCAAAAATTTGATCAATTTTTTGTGACATTGTATAGCAGTTTACTATATGCATAATTACCGGCTTTATTCCCTTTTTATAAGCGTAAACTAAGAAAGGTATAAGTGCGGAAATTGCAACTATATATATTCCATACAATTCTAAATAAGCTATCCAGTTTCCTTCTGGCATCGTTTCTCCCTTTGGATGTCTAACCATCTCTCTTGCTTTGAGGCTGTTGCCAAAGAAGGACGCTGACTATATATAGTATGCAGTCGTTTATGGCAGATTTTACATAGAGTTCTAGCATACTCAAACATCTCGTACGTATGACTATCTATGAAGTTGTCACGGACTGCGATAATATCTTCCGCAGATTCAATCTTTATTTTGTTATCCCTTAACCAGTTATCCAGTAATATATCCACAGTAAAGAGGTGATGGAAATCTAATGACCCATCCACCCCACAAACGTAACAATGAGAATCCTTCCCGTAGCGACTCTTCGCTCGATCACGGACATATTTTATTGGTATTCTTTTAAGTACTGACATAACAAAATTAAATGTTGTATTTCACTTTTTTCATCTTATTTTAATCATTCTGACATATTTTAAGCCGCGTGTCAAGAAGTATTTTCAGTTTAGGTCTATAGAAATTTTTTACCTACCATCAAAAGATGATAGTAAAAACCAGAGTAATATAGTAGCCGCTAACCCCCAACCACCAAGCCACATGTATAATGCTGTAATTAGCATATAAGTAAGTACAAATATACCTATAACATATAAGCATCCACCCATTATGTAATTCCTCCCATCGATCTTTCGTAGGTATAAATTGCGTATCTTATTGCATCTGCACAATGCGATGCACGATTATGTTCTGGCTTTTGAGTTTCTATATTCCATACTCCCTCGTCTACCTTACCCTTCCACTTATAGTTACGCAGGGCATATATCGACTCTACACATTCTTCGTGAACGATCAAACGGTCGTTGTCAACCACGGCGCCTACCGCGCCGATTCCGTCAGTGACGCTTTTGATCGCAGCAACAGTACTAATATCATAAGTTGATGCAAGATCATAACGTGTTTGAGCTGCAGCACTATCACAGAAGATGTAGTCAAGATCCCAATCTTGTACTCTTTGATATATTTCTTCAGCGTGCTTCGCCGTAGTGCGCTCAGTCGCTACGTATTCATCTAGTAAGTAATAGAGATTGTTGCCCTCGGAGTCTTCATGTACTACAAGTACAACCATTGCAGTTTGATCTCGGAATCCAATATCTAATCCGCTAATGATTTCCAGTCTATGAGGTGCGGCTTTAAACTCTACAATTAACGGAGTCAAATCGCGGATGCAGTCTTGTGAAAGAGCCCAAATTTGACCTTCGAATGTTACGAAGTTGGCCATGTACTCTTGCTCAAATTCAGCATGGGACATAGTCTTTCTAGCGTTAGCTACAGCTCTTT